CCTGGTGCAGCGCCGGGAAGCCGAAGAAGGTATTGCTGTGGACTCTGGGACTGAGGAACTCTAGTGGCACCAGAGAACCGCAGGCGTGCCGCGATTGCTGGACTGGCCTTGAGTGCCACAGGCCTTGTGGCCATCGTGGAACAAGAAGGATACAGCGACAAGGCAATCATTCCCGTCGCAGGAGATGTTCCGACAATAGGATTTGGAACGACTGCTGGGGTACACCTGGGGGATACCACAACCCCTCAGCGAGCCCTTGGTCGAGCGCTACGGGATATTAGCACCTTTGAGGGGGCGCTGAAGCAGTGCGTACACGTGCCATTGACGCAGGGGGAGTATGATGCTTTTGTGGGACTGGCTTATAACATCGGGGGGAAATCTTTTTGCAATTCGCGGCTGGCGCAGAAGGTGAATGCGAGGGACTACAAAGGGGCGTGTGGGGAGATTCTTCGCTGGACATACTATCAAGGCAAGAACTGTGCAGAAGCCAGGTACAAGCGTCTGTGTGGAGGGCTTGTGACACGCAGACAGCAGGAATACAAACAGTGCATGGAGGGGTGAGGGATGGACGAGAAGACAAAATATTATCTGATCGGGGGAGTTGTTGTGGTTATTGCAGCTGCAATGGCAATTGTGAGTTTCTCTTGGTCATTGCTGAAGCCCGTGGTGAAGGAGCCAAAGTCAGATGTTGCGGTGCTGGCAGCGGTGGCCCCACAGGTGCGCAGGGATGTAAAGGAAGACGTGGTAGTGCCTGCTGCGAAGGTGCGAGCATATAGGACAGCTGTGAAGCACAAGTTGAAACTCCCGCAGGCGGTACAAGATGACGTAGCACAGTCAGTTGTGAGTGTGAGCCAGGTGGCAGCTGGCGATCACCCACAAACTGTAACTGCGGTGCTGGACACAACGACTGGAGTCACCACGCAGTATGTGAAGGAAGAGCCACTGCCTTGGGCGGGTATGCAGCAGCACTCAGAGGCGGGGATGTATGCTGGGGTGCAGGATGGGCAACCAGCAGTGAAGGTGTATGTGCGGCAGGAATTGCTACAAGTAAAAGCCCTGCACTTGGGGGCTATTGCCGAGGCCACACAAGTGCAGGGCAGGGGGCTGGATACTTTTGCTGGATTTGGTATCTGGGCTAGGTGGTAGCCCGTAGTTTACTCACAATCCCCCCAGCTTTTCTCACTACTGACAATCCCCACCGGAATTACAAGCGGATCACTGTAGGGGATGACAATCTGCGCTTCCTCCACAATCCTCTTTAGCCAGTGCTCCTTGCCTTCTACGGGTACCTGCCCCATCAGAGAGTCATGAACTTGAAGTAGAACTTCAGCCTCCGGTAAGTTATTGTGGATGTTGACATAGGCACGATTGATGAGACAGCCTACTGTTGATTGTGGTATCCATGCGACTGCCTGGTTGAAGATAGTCCCTTCTATCTTGTCGAAGAAGTGTATGCGATAGCCAAAGGCATTTTGTACGTACCGGCGACCACTGACCTGTTTCTTGATATCCTCTTGCCAGCGTTTGATTTCCGGTGCAAGCCCAAAATACCATTTCTGGATGCGCTCGGTTTCATGCACAAGTAGGCCGATGCGGGGCGCAATTCCATCCGCGGTTCCCAGATAGTTTGTTCCGTGGCACAGCGATTTAAACATGCCATATTCCCTAGGGTGCGACTTTTTTGTCATACTGGGATTGTGGTAATACTCTCGCATGACTTCAATATAGGGCTTCCTGCCATTGGCGAAATGGTCTTTCATCCACTTGCAATCGCTCTCCCATGTCACAATTCGCAAGTCAGCGCTGTCTAAATCAATGTCGAACATGGCCATACCGGGGTCAGGGATAAAAAGTTTGCGGACATTCGGCAGGGACAGGCCACCACCTTCGACCTCACCGCCCTTCGGAATGTTCTGACAATTCAGTCCAGAGCCAAAGGCGTTCTTGCTAGAGGCGAACCTGTAAGTTTCAGTCCCACAGATATTGAAAGTGGTGCGGATGCGACCATCTGTGTCTAACTGCGCTTCCACGAAAGTCGAGTTGAAAACTCCCAGAGAGCGTAGTTCAGAGATTGTACGGGTGAGGGGCTGAAGGATTGGCTCTCGCATTGCTAGTTTGTGCAGGGCCTCATCATTGGTTGTGGGTGACATGCCACCTTCTGCGTTTCGTTTGAGCACTTTCTTCTGCGCAAGTTCTTCGTAGAAAAGTTCCTGCATCTGTTTGGGCGAGCGGATGTTGACTGGGTGGCCGAGGACTTCCTCCATCCAGGTTTCTCGGGCAACTCGTGCCTGCAGGAGTTCCTGGGAAAAGGCAGCACGCCTGCGTGTATCCATACGGATTCCACGATTCATGGTCTTGAGAACGCAGGGGGCAAGGGATTGTTGAAAGGCGTTGACAGCTTCGAGCTTAAGGGATTTCACAACTTGGGTCAGAACTTCGTGGATTGCAAGAGTGCGCAGAGCATCTGTGCAGTTGTAAATCCAATACTTGTCTTCACCCTCTCCCTTGGGGCCGTCAGTCCAATTAGTACGGTCATCTTTCCAGTACAGGTGATCTTCCAAATACATCGAGGAGAGGAAGGCCAGATTTTTCGGAAGGTTGGAGAAGCAGGAGTGCTGCTGAATCATTGTGTCTTGTACATCCGGGCAGAGGAAATGCCAATAGCGATAGATGTACTGTGCATCATAGTTCCAGTTTTGTCCGATGATTTGCACCAATGACATGAGGCGAATCATGCGGAGTACGAGCTGAGCTTCTTCTTCCAGAGTCCAGTAGCCTTCATCAGAATGTTGGCACATGAGAGGAATACAGATAGCTTCTGAAGAACTCCATGCAAAGGCGATGCAGGCAATGTGCCCTGCACGGGTTTCGATGTCAGCGCCGAGTTTGAGCTTGTGGCCAGCGTTGAGAGCGGCTGAAGCGGAGGTAATGAGGGAATCCAGGGTGTTGGCAGCTTGGGAATAACTTGGGCGGATTACAAGTTTGTAATCCGTGCGAGAAACCCGTGGATTGTCCTTGTGCCTGGCCACCCGCTTCAGATCATGCAGCAGAATCGGGCGCAGATTCCACTGCATGTTCAGAAGTGCCGGGGAGATCGTAGGAATGACCTTCAAGTCTGGGATGAGGGTGGAGACCATCACAGACGACCTCCAGTTCATTGCACCCCATTCTCCAGTGAGCGCCCACAGTGCCAAGTCCCCAATGGCACAAACAACATTGGGTTTGAGGCCTAGGAGTTCCTGCCGTAGTCGCTCAACCCCCTCCACTACCTGTGGCAGCACCATTTTGCCGTTGTAATAGACATGGGCTGGGGTAATGTCTTTTTTCTTCAGCGCTACAAGACCCCCGATTCTGCCAGAAGGTGCCTTGGAAGTGCATACCATTGTCAGATAGCAGCTCTCCCTTGGAATCCCAGCCTCCCGCATGAGTTTCGTGAGCTCTATTCCAGGCATACCCCGGAATGGCTCTCCTGTGGCGACATCCTGCTCATGAGGAAATTCTCCTACTATTGCTATGGCCGCATTGTTCGGCCCGACTGCACGTATCATATAACTATAACTCCTGCATGTGTGTATAAGGGGGAGGGGAAGGCCAGCGTCTACATCCCCATCAAAGCCGCCAGTTCATCTCCCAACACCTTTCCAGTGGTAACAGGAGGATTTCTGTCAGCTTCCTCCACGTCTTTCAGCCGCTGCAGGCACACTCCGTAGTATTCCTTGGAAGCTTCCAGCACCGTTGCTTTGCACTTCTTGGCATGAGCGGCTGGGATGAGTGTGCCAGTGCCCCCGAAGGAATCCAACACCTCATCCCCAGGTCGCACACTTCGCATTAGCAGATTCTCATAGAGTGCAACCGGCTTTTGTGCACCGTGCTGCAAGCCCATGTCGGCAGTTGTAGCAATAACATCAGGGTAAATTGCTGTGGTCTTCTTATGCCCTTTGATTGCATACAGAATGCACTCGTACTGCCGACGTGGGCCTTCATCAGGGAGTGGGACTCTGCCACTGTTGGGTTTTGTGTGCAGGATTGGCGTGCGGAACACATACCAGCCAGCGGCTTGCATCAGCGCTTTCAGCTCATGAAAACGGTCGAAGTCGCAGAAGACATATGCGTGGGCCTGAGGCTTCGTGACGCGGAAACTCTCTGGGCACCACCGGCGCATCAGCTCTTGCCAGCTTTCATAGCTATCCTCATAGTGGTGGCTGTAGTTAGCCAATCTCCCCTCCCCAGCTTCGCCGAAAGCGTCAGCTCCCATCCCGTAAGGAGGATCAGTGAGGATAACGTCGAAACGCTCTGCTGGGCATACCCTAAGCCAGTCGAGGCAGTTGACATTGTGGACTTCGTGGATAGAGGCCTGGAAAGTTTTACCGACTGCCTCCGCCAGCGCAACATTTTTTGCACTAGCCTCCTGCCGTTTGAGAATTTTGAATGCCTCATCAGTGGTTTTGGCCTTTGCAATTTCAGGGTTGTGAAGGTGGTTTGCAACTATGATATCTTTGCGCACCTGATCTTGGAAGGAACCGTCACTGCGACCTTTCACCTCCATCGCGGTATCAGCCACTGTGTGGAGCTTTCCAAGAGCTTGGGCTTGCTGGGAGCGGAGCTTGTGGAGCCTGGCCATAGCACTTGCACGTTCCTGCCAGCTTAAGTCTTTGCGATGGAGGTTTTCTTCCAGCTCCGCTTCCTCCGCTTCCAAAGGGGAGAGCTGCCCCAGTGTGACGTAAGGCACGAAGCCTTCTGGAACTGGCTGATTGTTATAATGAAACTGACCTCCTAACATCCATAGGTCAGTGATGGCTCGAAGCCGCCGTTCACCTGCAACCAAAACAAAGCCTTCGGGAGATTCCCGTACTACCAGTGCATGCATCAGTCCCTTACTGGCAATTGTTGTGCCAAGTTCCGCCAGTGCCTGCGGGTCAAACTCTTGCCGCTGACGGTCTTTGGCGATGATGATTTTATCTACTGCAATTAGCTGCATTGTGGCCTCACTTATGACTAAAAGAGGGGGAGAAAATGTCGTGCCTCAATGGCACGGCGCTATAGGTCAAGAATGGCTTAAAACCGGCCATTCTTGAGGGATTTATACGGTAATAGGCATTGACCCGTGATGCAATAGGCAATGCGCGGAATGAGAGCAAGTTCTGGGGAATTTGAAATATGTTACTGGCGTAAATCATGGGCAAATGCCTTTCATGAAAAAAGGGCCAGAGAGGGAAGGGTAACCCTAACTGGCCCAAGGCGCTACAACTATGAATTACAACAGGGGGTTACAGCTTGGCAACACCTTTGACTTCGGCAAACACCTCGCCGTCATTCTGGCCCATGCGATGTTTTACGCTGACACGAGCAGAGAGGCCGGGCAGCATTGCGAAGGAGAAAGGTTCGCTGGGATTGTTTTTGCCCACAGCTTCGCGCAGACGGCCCAGGGCTACGTTTTTGCCCTTGGACATATCCAGCGTACCATTGGCATCCAAATCCAGCATAAGTCCCTGCTTACAGATGACCTCATCGCGGCCCAGCTCGGCTTTGACCTGCGTGTCTTCGATAGCCCAGAAGATGTCCAGGGCAACACCAGAGGATGTGCCGTCTTTCGATTGCCACTGGCGGGGGGCGATTTTGGAGATAATGGCCATGTATTCACCAACGGGCACAGGGATCACCTTGGTATCGTTAGCACCAGAGACTGTGGAGTCGAGAAAAGAATTAGCATCAAAAGTCATGATAGAGTTCCTGTAAAGTTAAGGTTAAGGTTAAGGCTGAGAAAAACCCCTCTCGATGGTGCGTGAGAGGGTGAGGCTAGTCTCGCACCCATAGCGACAGGGTGCAAGAGGAATTGCTACAGTTACGCACATTGGCTACAGTACACCTCCACGGGATTTCCACTTCCCTATGATAAGCCGAAAGTCCTGTGGTTGCCCCTGGGCGATGGGGAGATTGCGTGACTTGACATCAGCGATTGCACTCCCCGTATCCCAAGAAAATTTCGTACCTTCACGAACTGTAAGGATGACATCAGAGAACATTGCAGGGAGTTTTGGCGCAAGGGCTTTGCCCAATGTGCTGATCATAATCTTTACCCCGCCTAGCACAGCGTCGGTCTCCCGCTCAACATGCGCAATGAGCACAAAGTGACAGCGGCAGTTGTCTGTCCACATGCGCACGATTTTCTCCACCTGGTCTTGTGCGATGCCCCAGTCTGATTGGTTCCTGACGGGCTTTCCCCCGACGACAAGTGACATTGCCGCACGGGCCAGTCCGGCCATACCGTCCACTACCAGGGCACGGGAAGGTTCCCAGGTATCAACACATCCAAATTTCTCCCCTGTACGGTCATCGGGAAAGTTATTCAGCGCCGCACACAGAAGGAGGAATTGATTGTGCTTACTGCGATTTGGGTCAGACATCTTAGCAAGGGAATCCAGCGCCATTGTGTTGATCTTTGTCGCATTGTCTAGGAGTTCACTGAAACTCGCCTTTGGCGCTGCTAATTGGTGCCAGTGAAGATTCGGGGGGATTTCCTTCCCACGGTCAGTGAAATAGCCGAGTAAGGATTCCAGCCCAGACTCCAAGCCCAGATAGAATACCTCAACTCCTGCCTCTACCAGAGAGCCAATGGAGTAGGTTTTACCAGTACCTGCTGGCCCCATCAGGAGCACATTGACGCCAGAGAGGGTGCTGGGGGTGGCGGAGGCAACGGGTAGGGTCGTTGGTGCTGCAGTTGGTTCAGTCATAAGTTCTTCCTCTGTTGTAAATAGTTAAAATGTTCAGCGGGATAGCACCTGCACGGCTTCTACTATAGCCCAGATGAACAACACAAGTCTCAAGCAAATAATTACAGTGGCCATAGTAGTGCTTTCCTTTCATAGTGCTGTGGGCCTGCTAACCTGCTAGCAGGGCATTTTCTGCGTAACTCAGATGACGCTCAAACTCCCATCGCACCAGCTCTTCAGGGAACAGCTCTGAAAACTCCGTATCCCACAGCAACATCAAGGAGCCGGGGACTGCCCAAGGATGCTTTGTATGCTTTCGACAGGGAGTTTCGATGCACCGAAAAGTCCCTGCCATTGAACCTCCTCCTTCTATCGGGCACCTGGCCCATACTTCTGCACAAATCGGGCAAAAGTATGCGTAGGAACGTGGGGCTGCGTATTCCTCATGGATACGGATACCACCACGTTGACAACTGCCGAAGTAGTGGCTCTCCACAAAGAAATGCTGAGTGTAGAGAAGTGGCGAGGGGAGCACAGCCATCTTAACCCCCGAGCATTCCAGAAAGTTCCTTGGAGAGGCTCGCAGCCTGTTCCGAGGAGACTCCTCCTGGAAGCTCTGGTGCTGGCGCTTCACCTGCCCCACGTACATGTCCCCAGCTTTCCTCGTACTCTTTCACACTGAGCTCTCGGCGTGTCAATGGATCCCAGACTCGCTGTTCGAAATTCACAGGAAGCCAATCATCTGGCTGTGAGCTCTTACAGACATCCACAAAGGGACAGCCACCATACTCCACACATCCTGCGTCGAGGGAAAAGTCCCAGTAGCCTTCCTTCCAGCACTGGATCATCCGCTTTACATCTCGAAGCACCTGCTGTTCCCATCGCTCTATCTCATACCTGCTGCGATATGTAGGGACTTCCATTGTGTCGTACTTGGTTTTCAGGATGCTCACTCCGCGAACGACAGTTCCTTTTGCCTGAATCCCCTGCCTTGCAGCAGCCCACTGATACCCGGTAAACTGTGACCGCATCTCCCACTGCCGTGCGAAGGTAGCCCCGAGGCTGGAAGTGGTCTTTTCATCATAGATGAAGATTCCATCCATGCGCTCAGCGATCTGGTCACTTCGGCCAGTGTAGAGGATAGGGTCGCCTGTGACTGGATGCGCAATGTCGAGTGGTTCGGCGAAGCTGAACTCAATGCCTTTGTGGCCATTGGCGAAGGTGACTGGTTCCGCCCCATCTGCACCAAGGGGATACACGGAGAAGTAGTATTCCAGCGCCCCACACATGCGCTCCAGAGATTTGGGGGAATCTGGAGGGCAGGGGAAGTCGCCGTAGTGCTCAATAAGGGCTGCAAGGCCAATGCCTTCGGCGTCCTCTGTGCTTCGTCCTTCTACGAAAAACGCCCTGCGAGCGGCTTCGATTCCAGATGCAAAGGCCCCGCCAGCGATAAGATGCACGGAAGGGAAACGGGATTTCCAGTGCTGCACGTATTGCCGAAAGGCTTTTTGTGGGCAACTGCGGAAAGCCGACAGGATAGTGCTATCGATTGTGTGTGGAAACATGGGCCGATTGCTGGCGCTGGTCATAGCAGTTCTCCTAGTAGTGCATCGCTATCAATTGGCTTTGCCTTTGCCCTAGCCACAGCCTTCCCTTCTCTTGCTGCACTGCTTCGCATACTGCCTGCAATGCGCTCCTGGCGGATAGCTGCAATAGCCTCACGCATTTCCTCAATTGTGATTGTGCCGTCAGCGGCTTTCTGCCGCCATTCCTGAAGTTTGGAGGGGATGATTTCAGTCATTGGAAGTGCCTCCACGATGGACAAAGTGGGAGACCACCCAGCTCAGGAAGCGAATGTTGACGGGAAGGTCACTGTAGTCATTCTCAGCCCTGCGTGGCAGGACTCCAGGCAGGGCATCAAGGATGCGCTGAACATCATCCAGTTCAGCTTTGGCCTCTGTCCAGTATTTGTAGTAACTATCCCTGGTATTGTTAACATTGTGAAGTTTAGTTTCCAGTTCCGCTACGGCTGCCTGGGCTTCTGCAAGCTCCTGCCGCAGTGCACGAATCTGAATTGAAAGTGCTGGTGCTTTTGCCATGATTTGAATCTCCAGTTATAAGGATAAGGGGGATTATTTGTGCGGATTACGATGAGGTAATCCACGCAAATAATCCTATAGTGAGTTTTTTCAGTGCGCAATCTAAGACAATGATTACTTGGATTCCCCCTAGTTAGAAATCCAGTTGATAGATAATCCCAGACTCCGTTGCCCCAACTACCATAGTCCGCTCCTGCAACCAGTCCATTACCTCATCTTCTGTAGGGCCAGCGCCGGATGCGGAAATGATTCCGAAGGCAGCAGCAATTGCTTCTGGGGTTTTCTCTTCAAATTCGCAGCAGAGGCCAATGACGTCTAGCTCCATTTCCTCACCTGCGCTTTCCTCCTGCTCCCTCAGAAAGTCAAACAAAACTTCTAGCCCCTCCCAACTGAACTGATTACCTCGCCCAGCATCTTGAAAGGCTTGCCGAAAGTTGGATAGTGTTACGGTTGTTTTCATGATTTTCTCCTTATTGTTTATATCTTCGCGTCAGGCCATTGCCTGATGTTCTGGTACAACTGCTCCAGCTCACCGTCCCACGGAACGAACGCACGCACACTGTCATTCATTCCCCACTCTTTACCGCAGCGTGTGCAGCAAACCTTCCGGCTTGTTGGGCTGAAAACCCGTTGCACCACGTAGCGATGCCCAACCAGCGCGCAAATTAGTTTCTTAAGCGCTCTAGGGTCAGGGAACTCCCTCCAGTGAGTGGGGGGCAAAAAGTAATCTAAAGGGAAATATGCCGAGATCCAGCGTTCACAGTAACTATCCCACCATGCAGGATACACCCACGGAGATCCGACTTTGCCCACCAGAACCTTGCGGCCTTTTGGAGCGGTTTCTATAGGTTGCCATTTGCTATTCTTTGGCATGTCTGTCATTTTATTCTCCTGCTGTACACACTCCGAGCCATCCCCAGCAGCAGGTCTCGAAACTCAGCTGGTGTGTGGATTCTCGCGGTACTGTTAGTTCCACCTCCCTTGAACCCTAATTCACCTATTCGCCTGCATTTTTCCAGGCCATATTTATCTATCGCCCACTGCGGAAATACCGCCTCACTTTTCCCCCACAGAAGCTCGGGCAAATCCGTGCCAACTGCATATAGCAGAGTTGGCTTCCGTGCATAGTGGCCGTATCTTCCCTGCTCGACACAGCATGTCCACCCACCAAAGTCATCGGCTTTTACCCAGCCGCCTAAGCGCGGCGGCACAGCAAGGCCAAAATGTGGCCAGGCATGACTCCCCCACGGATGCTCCAGCACTCCACCAAACTGACGAATGCTGTTCAATGCAGCAGCAAAACATCCGCCGTCATCGCCTTTTATCTTACGCTCCCCCGTTCTCGCAATCCATAGTGGCTGCCCAGCCCAGAATTTACCCCACCGCTGACAGGGAGGGTGTGCTACTACTGGATAAGGGCCGTTGTAGAGACGAGCGTCTTGGAGCTCATCCCACGGTTCTACGCCATCCAGTCCAAAATAGGCCCCAAAAGTCTCAACGTACAGCGCAGCAATCATCTTCATTTCATTCTCCTTACGCCAGCAACAGCTTCGTTGTCGGTCTTGAACACGCCACATACAGGCACTGAAATGCCTCCTTACGATTCCGGTTTTTCAGGATATCCTGATAATCCACCCAAACTGTTTCGTACGTACTCCCCTGTGCTCGATGCACCGTTAGCGCGTAGGCATACTTCACCGCGTGGAAGAGCTCTTGGTGCTTCCAGAAAGCCTGCCAGAGCTTGGGGGAGGTACGGGCATTCGCTGCCTTCTTCTCTGCATCCTCATTGAATTGCTGCTGGCTGCTTGGATGCAGCACAAGCAAGCGGATGACCCTATTCTCCTCGCTCCTACAGGTGAGTTCCTGCGCCGTGTAGCCTGGGTACAAGGGATGTTTACAGGTAGCTACCCCTTCCACTATCGCCTCTTCATCAGTAGCAAGAAGCAGCATATCCCCAGCCATACAGGGAGCTGTGGCCACAATCCTATCCCCTGGCAGGTACAACCCAGGAACTGCCGCGGCCCCGAAAATCCCGCTGCGAATGAGGTTGTTGTATTCTCCTACTTGAACATTCCGCCATGCAAGCACCTTGTTGCTGGTTCCATCAGCAAACTCCCCGGCCATTGCCGCCTCATACATGGCCTTCTTGAAGGCGGCGCGGGGAAGTTTCCAAACCCCAGAACCATCTTCGCTGTGGTCACTTTCAAGTACGATTGATGGGAATGGCTGTTCTGCGGCTTCTCTGACCTTCGTGGCGAGTGCCAGAATCTGATTATCATGCCGCATGACAGTGGAGAGGGAAGCGCCTGTAGTTACCTCTGTCCAGACACGAGATGAGGCTTCTCCTACTGGTGGCAACTGCGCCTTATCCCCCAGGAACACAACTTTGACCCCATGCTGTTCAGCTTTCGCCAGCAACAAGTCAAACAGCTGTGTTCCCACCATACTCCCCTCATCCAGAAACACCGCATCGTATTCGGCGAAGTCTTCCGTGCTGTGACCTCCGACAAGTTTCTTCAGCTCTCCACTTTTATCAATGCGAAGCCCCAGCAGGGAGTAGATCGTACAAGCATCCCCTGTAACTCCTCGCAGCACCTTCGCTGCTTTGTTTGTTGGGGCAGTGTAGGCGAACTTGCTATGACTGCCTGCGCACCTTGCCGCCACTTCCCTCATGCAGAAGGTCTTGCCCGTGCCTGCGAAGCCTGCCAGGGCAAAGAACAGTGAAGGGGGATTGGGGTCAGAGAGAAAGTCCATGAGTGCTGTTACTGCGACCTGTTGCTCCGCGGTGAGGGCAATGGGCGTGGTTTGACTTACTGGCGACATTTTGATTTCCTCATTAGGGGTGGATTAGTCTGCAGCTTTATCTGTTGTGGCAGTTCGGAAATGCTCGCGCACAAGGCTGGTGAAGAACTCCTGCAATGTGCCAAAGGGGATTCTGCCCTCCAAGTCACTGTACAAGTGCAGCTTTACTTTTGCGGCTAAGTCTTCAGGCAGCCCTACGTTAAAGTAGACTGTCCTGAGCGTGTTCTTTGGTCGTGCCATGTCTGTTACTCCTCTGTGGTTTTCGCCCAGCGGATTGCTGTGACGGGGGCTACTGCGCACTGCTGTCTCTTTTCCTTGCGCATTTGAACTACTGTGTGGAGTACTCTATCCATATCTTCCAGTATCACCTCCATTGCCAGTAACTGTCTCCCCACATGCTCCTCTGGGAGGAACCCCATATGTGCCCTGATAGTGCCTATGCTTCTCAGAGCAAAATTCAACATCCGTGCTTCATGCTGTGTATCGGTCATTTCAGAATCTCCCAATTAGTTTAAAGGTAGGCAGCTTCCAGTGCATCAAGCCCCATGATAGCAGCTCGCGCAAAGGTCTGTCAGGTGTTCATTCTCCTTCACTTCCTCCGGCAAGCCCGCCTGCATCGGGGCTTCTGAAGCCCGTACCCAGCGCATTGCTGTAGAGGTACGGTGCTCTTGGCGCTGGAAATGCCCAATGAAGTGACTGTGCTTTGTCCCGCAGGTCGTGCAGCGCTGTACATCGAACATCACTACGGTTGCTCTGGGAAGCCACAATCTGCCGATTTCCCAGTTCGCTACGAGTCGCTGTAGCATCGCGGTTTCTTCTGCGGTCGCCAGGCCAGTTTTCAGCGCCTTCTTGGCGGCCTTGGCCTTCTGTGCCGCCGCTACTTCCTGTAGGGACTCCTGAAGCAGGGCGTCCAGGGAGAACTCGCCGCCCCCTGCCCATGCCCCTGACTCCAGATCCT